TCCAATCTGATATTGAAGCCTTATTACCAATAAACCTAACTGCTCCTTTTAGTGCAACAGTTGCACTTAACTTTGTCACCCTAAGTCCTGTGAATTTAGATCGGTAAGACTGTTTTGGTCTTTTAATCCAATCTAAAATAGGCTTCCCAGGGACGATCATCCATTTATGAAATTTGACATAATCACGAATGGAACGATCGTAACACAACGGCTGTAAGATGCGTGCATTTTGTTCTACACGCATTGTTTCCCAGTAATACGCATCGACTGTGTTTACGATACGTTTATCACTTTGCTGTGTAAGCGCAGTGAATACAAGGCAGCACTTCGTTTTGGAGTATTTAACTGTACTCCACGGAATGTACCACGATGCCTGGGGACGCTCAACTTTCACACCAGAAAAATCTGGATATGAAGGAGGAACTTGGTGGATAATGGGGCTAACACGTAAAATCTCACGTATTATGAAATTCTGTGTAATAGGAATTTCAATCTCATCCCACCTTCTCTTGAGACCGTTAATGGTTTTGTAAAGAAAAGCTAAGTAAGGAGCTCTAGATTGTAGCCGCGTCGCCCCTTTCGGTTGAAAGGGACGAACATCAACCCCACGGTAAAAATCTCCACCGCAGGATTCTCTAAAGTGAGAATGAACAAAGGTCTTATCCTCATTCATCTTGAATCGCAGCGCGTTTAAAACCGCTACGACGTAAGGATGCATAGATGATGGGTAGATGAGATCATCACCATACACACTAACTATGCCTTTCACTTCAGAAAGCTCTTTTATAGCCTTTAGTATGCTATAAAAGCACAAAGTCTGGAGAGGAAAAGTAAAACCGATCCCCATACCCATAAAGGAAGCCATTGTAATGGTCTTGTCCTCTATGACTAGTTTTTCTGTTCTACCTTTCTTAAGTGCCCGATACCACTCACGTGGCACGAGCATATTCACGAGATCTGAAACAAACGACGTGGAGGCTTCCGATAGATCACCGGTAGCACACGTTCGGCTTTTCGAATATCGTTTTGCAAGGTACTTATGTCTTTCCTGTAATCTGGTAAGATCAAGTCCCGCCTCTTTTAAACGATTTTGTATCATCTTGCCCAATCCGTATGTGTAGAAAGTACCACACAAAGTATTAGGCATGATTCCACGCATCGCTTTCCAAGACTTTGCGACATTGGTATTCACTAAGGTGTCGCATATAATGAATCGTGGTTCCGAAGGACACTGCGATTCAATCACATCTGACAGAATTTTGTCAGTAGGTAAGTAGATGTTTTTCATCCACTCAATATGCTCAGGAGAACCTGTTAATGGGTTTCCAAGCTTAACATCCAAATAGGCATGCTTTGCTGGAGTACCAAGTGAAGCTCTCTTGCCAAATCTGCATAGCGACGTATGCTCTTCCGCCGTGTAGGAACCAAGGATCTCTTTATTAATGCATCTCGCGCGTTGTATTACGCGGTGCACTAACTCGGACCTTGGGATAGGGGTCGAGGCTAGGCGTTCCTGAGATTCAATATACTTTTTGTTTGTAATTGAATCAAGGTCTGCTTCGCTGTAGACGTCAGTACCAAATATGTACCGTTTAAAAAGACTTTCCAACTGCACAACCTTCTTGAAGATGTGTGGAGGAGATTGGTGAATTACTGGCCAAGTAACTCTCCTGAAGTCTTTTATACTGGATCGCAATGCACGTTCTTGACGTACACAAAAATCTGGCCCAGTTACGGCTCTGAAATCCCTAGCGAGATGCATCCATAATTGGTGCATGAACACATCTGTATCATACAGTGTTTTTGCATGACTATTCTTGCTCTTCATAGGTTGTTTCCTTTTGAAGGTTTAAAGGCTAACGAAGATCATAAGTAGGAATTATTCCTACGCAGTAACGCCTTTCGCAATGAAATCTGCGAAGCTAGCGTTAAAGATTACCTGAGCCGACCAGAGTGCCATTTTGGTAGTCTCTGCTGCGGACATTTCAGGATGATCTTCTACGATAATCCGAACATTCGGATATTCGATGACGCCTGAAGCAAGAACCTTGGGAAATGTCAGTACACATTCAGACTTTCGTTTCTTCCATACGCCAGTATTGCGGTCATATGACGCCGGACGATTCTTTGCAGAAACGGACGGCCGAACACGAGCATCAGTGACACTGAAATCTGAGACACGGACTCCGTTGGAAACGAGAGTACCGTCAAGCGACAAAGTTTTAGATGTGCCGCCGGTAGCGCTAATAGTAGCGCCGTCGAGTATGGTACCGTTTACGATAGGCATACTATTCACCTTTTATTTAAGATTAATGAAAACCCTTTGGCATCTTTTGCCATAAGAGCGAAATGGAATCTACTGTTCTAGTTAAGTTCAGGAAATCCCAACGTAGTACCGGAAATACCGGTACAGGGGAGTCAATCACACGTAACATCTTCTGATTGATTGAGTTATACACAGAAGTAGTAGGTGTCACTGGTTTGCTTGGAGTCCATGCAATATGGGCCGAAGTATTGATCCGTTGGACCGCTACTTGTTCCTTAATACTAACACAGTTACCAAGGTAGACAATGCCGGGTCGTGGTTGTATGGTTCTTAACCATGTCCCAAAATTGAACGCCCAATCAACGACGAAAGAAAACGGTACAAGTTCCCAAAGTAAATTGGGAATGTCAAGCACATCCAATCCCAGGCCGAGGCTGTATCTACAGTCTGCTGAAAATTGGTAGTAAGCTTGAGAACTAACTTTCTTGATCGTGGAGTATTCTGTTCTCCAGTACAGATCAAAGAAGTCACCCGATTCTTTCACCTCTGTTATAGTCTTGTTTTGACTAATAACAGATCCACCAGAGCTGCGTTTGAGTCCTTTACTGTCTAACGTAGACTTATAAAGTTTGATTAACCCATTCGCATCGGAAACAAGCGGCAAAATTCCATAGCGTAACTGCAACCAGGAATTCGCTACTTTATTCAGAATTGCTCTGATTCGCTTCTCCTCTTTCTTGATGTTAGCCCATCCTTTAGGACCATTAAGAACTAATGGCGCTAAAGGTTTTAGGACAGTACCAAGAGGGCTGGATAATGCTTGAACTACTTCCCTAAGTAACGCCAGCGTTTGCTTAGACTCCGCTAACATCATACCTAGGTCAACGTCCGGTTCAATCATACCGGCGTATGCCTGACTTAATGCAAGATCCTCATGTTTTGGATTTCGCACGACAGGCGTACTGTTTGTATCCGGATAAGCAGCATAAGCTGCAATATCACCTACAATTGTAAAGTAGGGATACACATTCTGTTGAATGCGACCTGGAGTACAAGTTCCGTTGAATTTCCTAAATTCAGCAGGATTTAACCTTAAACCACCCAATTGGGTTGTCACACTCGGAAAAAAAGAATACGGTGTATTCTTTGGCCTTTTGATTTTTGGCAGAGATAATCTATGCCTCCAGTCATGAAATGCTTTGGAATAATTGTCGAGGACAGTTTGTGCCTCTCCAATCCATTTCCCGGGTTGTTTTACATAACCGGGATATAGACTTCCATAAGCATACGCCGTAATCTCCGGTGGACGCAGGTTAGATCTCGTCCTGATTCGTTCAGGATACATTAAGTAGCTCCTTGTGGAGTTGTCTAACGGTTTATTCCGTTAGAAAACACAAAGGGCCCTTTCGATTCTTATGTGACTTTACACTATAGAACCGATC